TTGGGGTGGCTTCGGTAGTGACGAGATGGATTGGATCAAGAAGAATGTCAAATCAGATTTCAATGGCGACCTCTTCTCCCTCAGCCCAGAGGAAATGAAGCTCCTCCGTGGCAACGTTGCCATTTGGGAGCATATCGAGAACACAGGAAAGGGTAACTATGGTGGGCGTCTGACAGAAAAGTTGAATGACTACATAGACCAAGCAGGCAAGCTGGAAGAGTTGTCAGACAAGATGAAGGAAAACCTTACGCAGATTTCCTTTGACAGCATGAAGGATAGCTTCGTATCAGACCTCATGGATATGAGCAAGTCAGCGCAGGACTTCGCAGATGATTTTGCTGAAATGATGCAGAAGGCTCTCCTCTCTTACTCTATGGAAGACCTCATCAACGGCGACTTGAAGAAACTCTATGATGATTGGGCAAAGGCTATCAAGGACAACGATGGCAAGCTTACCGAAACAGACATAGAAGCATTCAACAAGCGTTACGATGATATAGTCCAGGAAGGCTTGAAGAGACGTGATGAGTGGGCGAAGGTGACAGGCTATACAGGTTCTTCATCCTCATCACAGACCGCAACAAGCGGAGGGTGGGCATCTATGGGGCAAGATACCGCAGACGAGCTGAATGGTCGCTTCACCGCCCTGCAGATTGCAGGAGAGTCCATAGCTCAGAACATGACTACCACCATATCTCAGATGGAGAGCATCGTTACACTCGGAATCTCAACCAATGGCGCAGTATTGGAGATTAGAAACATGATGATTATGACAAACAGCTACCTCGAAGACATCGTGAAGTATTCAAAGCTCACCTATAATGACTTTGGGACAAAGCTGGATGACATGAACAGAAGATTAAAGGATATTTGACCTCTATAGGCTTTTCGCTTGTCAGACCTTACAACTATACTCAAAAATAGCAAAAGTGGCTCACAGCGAAGCCTACGGGGTTATTTAATGATTAAATAGTTATGCTTAATGGACAACTTTACATCAATGGCAAGGATGCCTACCTTACGTGGGGCATCTTCCTAGACGAAACCGCCCTCAGTACGCTCATGACCCCTGCTCCAAACAAGGAGTTCATCAGCAACAAGTATCGCTCAAAGGACGGTAAGTCGGTTATCAAGCACAATCCAAGACTGGATGAAAGGGAGATAACGCTGCCGTTCAATATGACCGCCAAGGACTCAGATACGTTCATGATGAACTATGCTAAGTTCTGCGAGGAGGTTCTTGCCAAGGGAGAGTTGGTTATCCGCACCCGATTCCAGCCTAATGTGTGGTATCGGTGCATCTATCTCTCCTGCACACAGTTCAGTCAGTTCGTTCGGGAAATGGCAAAGTTCAGTCTAAAGCTCAACGAGCCAGACCCTAGTGACAGAGGTAAAACAAGTAAACATATACAAGCTAATGATTCAGATAAAGAGAAATAACAAGGTATTCTTCACATTAGAGGACTTCGGTGAGGGTTCTAAGCTGTCATATCAGCTTATGGACCACCACTATATCATATTGAAGTTCACTACGGCTACTCCTATCTATTTCGAGATTGGTGATTCCGTGGAGATTCCAGACTTCGGCTACTTCGAACTTACATCATCATACTTCCCTAAGCACAATGATAGTGATGGCTACGACTACGAAATGCAGATGGATGCCTACTATATGTCTTGGAAGAATAAGATTTGCAAGTATCGCCCTCAGCACGGAGCCAACGAGACCTCCTTCAACCTCACCACAACTGTAGGTGTACACATGAACGTTATACTCGGCAACCTAAAGGCACTAGGTCTTACGTATAATGGCAAGGATTTCTCTGTTGACTACACTACGTACAACAACAAGGCTTTCGATGTTCAGAAGAGATTCTTGATCGAGTACGGCTCCATCAGTATTCTTGATGCTCTCAACGCCATCTGTTCCGAAGATGCGCTCAACTGCGAGTGGTGGATAGATGGTTCTATCATATACCTTGGATATTGCGAAATGGAAGGACAGGTAACATTCGAACAGGATGTTAATGTTCTGTCTATGTCCTATTCGGAATCTAAGTCAACTTATATTACGAGACTGTACGCATTCGGCTCAGACAGAAATATTCCGAAAGGGTATTTCACTGGTGCCGATGCGGACGTCACCACCGATGGTGTAGCTACCGATTACCTTATGCTCCCTAACAAGGAAGTAGATAGTGATGGTTTCTACGCCAAGGATGGCTACCTGGAGAACGTGAATGTCGTGAAGAATGACAAGCAGGCTATCGAAGGTGTCGTGATGTTTGAGGAAGAATACCCAAAGGTTGAGAGTGTTGTCAGCAGTATCAAGACGTATAATAGCACCGTTGATAACGAAGACGGGACGAAGACTACACAGACGTTTTGGCAGGTCACTTCTACAGACTCTTTCACTAATAGCTTCAAGAAGAGTTGGATAAAGAGTAACCTCACTCTAGGCATCAAGTTCACTAGCGGTGCTCTCATGGGTATGGAGTTCGATGTCAGCTTCAAGGTTATCGACAAGGTTAACTACTTCGAGATTGTGGCAAACGACACCTACGGAAGAACTCTTCCAGATGGCGTTATGTGTCCAAAGGTTGGTGATAAGTATTTTCTGTTCAACTGGGACGCAACCAAAATTACAGATACGGACCTCATCCCTACTGCTCAGTTATCTCTGTTCGATAGAGCGAAGCAGTACTATCAGAAGACCATGATCAGCAACTCAAACTTCACCTGCACGATGGATGGTGACAAGTTCTACAATGATGGGACATACGATTACCATCCTCTCGGTGAACAGGTAAAGCTGATTAATGATATGTTTGCGCAGGTGGACGCGGATGGCAAGCACTACCGAAACTCTCGAATCATCGGAATGGAGATACCTTTGGATATTCCTTACGACCATCCTCAGTACATAGTAGGCGAAAAGGCAGCTACTAGCCGGTTGGGTAAGTTGGAAGACAAGGTTGATTCCATCAAGGTGAATGGAATGCAGATAGGCGGCACAGGAAGCGGTAATGGTGGAGGTGTCTATGTAATAGGCATGAACGACTCAACACCACCTACAGATAGTAATGTTCTATCAGCAAGAAAGTCAATTAATTCTTTCGTTTCAAAGCTGTTGGATGATGTAGTAAAAGGATTGATTACTTTTGAACAGGGTATTCAGGGTATTAAGTCGGGTGCAGAAGCCCTGTGGAAGATTACTTTGGATGGAGCAGCTTACCTTAAAGAACTGTTTATAGACGGAAATGTAGAAGTTAAAGGAAACACGAAACTTGGACTGAATGGCACGAATACCGAGTTCGGAGTTTACAATACAGACTCGACAGGCGCACGGATTCAAGTAAAGAAAGATGGAACTTCAATAGCTGAGTTTGATTATATCACTATCCGTCGTGCTGCTCAATTCCGAGATATTACTATCCGTGAGCTTCGTCATATAGGTGGCGAGTTGGCGATAACTCCTGCTGCAATGGTATGTTCAAAGGTCGAAAGACTTAACTCTAACGGAGAAGTTATAGCAGACAAAGATAATACAGAGCCATCCTCATTTAAATGCTATTTTGAAACCAAAGATAGCGATGAAGGAAGCAAAAAGGTGTTTAATTATTTTCGTCCGCTCGACCAAGCAAGATGTCAGCAGTTTGATATAGCAGCAGACGGAAGCAAGAAAACGAGATATTATTGGCGACTTGTCATGTCTGTTGGTGAGAATTACATTGTACTTTCTAATTCGGATAAAGGAGGTATGGATTCTTTGACTACCTCTGAGCCTTTAGCTGGGGACAAAATCGTACAACTCGGTTATCAAGGTAGCGATGACCCGAACAGGCAGTCAGCTATAATACTCTCATCTACATCAGACGATGCACCAAGTCAGAAGATGTATCAGGGAATATCATCATTCTCCCTTGATGGTTGTCTTGTTAAAGATGAGGGATATGATGCGGCAACTGGTGTATTTCATTGTAACATTTATGGCGACAGCTTTATAGGTAGCAAGGATGGTGGCTATTTCACCTACGATTCAAAGCATAAGAAAGCAACATTCAAAGGTACAGTGAATTTCGAGAGTGATTCTACTTTGCCTGATGGCTCACACGTCAGCGATATTGCCAAGAAGGACGATTTGAAGGATTTGAATATCAAGAGCGGTAATCTCTTGCGCAATACGTCCTTTTGCGGCGACTATGAGAGTATTGATATATCCGAAGATACTGAAATCTCTGAGGATAAGGAAACGTTCTCTGAGAAGCTGAAATATTGGACGATGGAGAATGCCAGTGTGATTGACACCAAAGACTCTACAAGCGGAAAGGCAGTACGGATAGGCGGAACCCTATCTCAGCAACTTGCCCAACCTTTATTGGTAGATAAGGCATACGTGCTTTCCTTCAAGGGCAAGGGAACGTCCGTCAAGGTGAGCATCGGTGGCGAAACACATGATGTAGATATGACTTCATCCTTCGAGAGATACGAGCTGCATATCACTTGTTCTGACGCCGCAAACGGTGTATTTTCTATGGTTAGTACAAATTGTGTTGTCTGTGAAATCATGCTTTCGTATGGCAAGCTTGCCCCTGCTTGGTCTCCATCCTATTCAGACAATGATAAGTCGATGGCAGAGTTTCAGAACATGAAGTTTCTTACTGATGCCATCACGCAAGGTTCTACGACCATTGACGGAGGCTTAGTCATGTCTCAGCAGTTCAAAGTAGGTAACTTCCGAGACAAGAAGATGATTAAGGAAACTGGCGGTATGAGTGGCTACTACAATGACGACGATTCTCCTTTTCTCTGGGGCGGTGGAACACTCGAACAGGCTATCTACACCATTCAAAAGTACAAGGATAACCCGAACTACGAGCCTACTGCCGAGGAACTCAACAATCTCGCTAAATTCGTTGTCACACACGGCGGTAGAGCCATTCTCACCGACATCATCCTGAGAGGCATCATCTATGCTGAAGGTGGAGTTATGAAGTCTATCAAGTCGCCAAACGGCAACTTTGAGATTGACGAGAAAGGAAACGCCAAGTTCAAGGGTGATAGTGAGTTCGGTGGCAAGCTGGTTGGTGTGAGTGGAAGCTTCAAGAGGCTCAATTGTGTCAATAATAAAGGCGATGTCGTGGGAAGCATTGAATTTGGAAGCGATGGAAGGATGTGGTTCGATGGTGATATGTTTAGCCAAGGTTACAATAAAAAGGAGGACCGCAGCAACAGATTTTACACATCAGACGTGTGGTGCAGAGGAATGTTTGGACATCGTTCCAAGACGATGGCGATAGTCAAACAGGACTTGATGAAAGTCTTTACAAGGGGCACGGGTAAAGAACCAGTCGAGCATAAACTGACGCAGGGAATGACAGCAAGCAGCAACACTTATTACGAGATACCGCTCTTTGCGCCTGGTGGCAATGACGACACCGCTGGTATGCCGATAGATGTAATCCTTTTCAACAATACAGCGGACTACTATTATTCATTCGAGGGCATGGAGGATGGCAAGGAGTGGCGAGTGATTAACGGAAACGACCATCAGACTATACATTTCTGCGACATTGGAGGCTGGCATGAGCTGAAAGGTGGCGCAAGCGTGAATTGCATATACATACCCCCAGAATTCCTTACCCCAGTACCTTCATCCAGCTCGATTGGCCGAGGTGTGTTCTGGACTGGTGAGACAGACATGAATTGGAATGGAAATGGCAAATGATAATGATTAAGAATATGGAGAAATTAAACAAAACCCCTACTACGGGCAAGTTTGGTGACGTAGCAAAAACGATCGACACCAATTTCGGCTTGATTGTCACAAAGCTCATGGAACTGAGTGAGGCAAGCAAGGCGAAGGAGATGAATTGCGGTTTCTATTCATCTGAGACTGAGTTAAAAACCGCTTATCCTAACCCAGACAAGGGTATGATGGCTTATGTAGGCAGCGGTACTGACTATACCGTCTATCGCTGCAAGGTAGATGGTACGTGGACTGCTACCAGCGAGACCTTTAAGGTGAATATCTCGGTAGATTTATCCACCTATGCTACCAAGGATGCTTTGGCGCAAGTCAAGGGTTCGGTGGATAATCTGCTGCTGGGTGCGGTGTATGGCGGTATCGCTACAAGAACCACCAATCCTGGCAATCCGAAAACAAAGGTGTTCTATCTGCCTACCGAGGTAGGTGAATACCCTAATTTTGGCAAACTCTCTGTAGTAGAGAATGAAATCGCCTTCCTTTATTACGATGGTACGAACTGGGCAAAGCATTCCGTCGATTTCTCATCCACTATTACCGAAATCAAGGAGAAAGCCAACAATGCCTCTACTGATGCAAGCAATGCGTTACAAAAGGCAGAGGCCGCTGGCAAGGCATCTGCTACTAATAAGCAGAACTTAGACAATGCGGTAGAACGTATTGGTACGCTGGAAGATAGTGTGAATACAATCAATACCAATATGCCTAAAATGATTTGTATGACAGAGACTGCATACGAGGCTTTGGAAAAAAAGGAAGCCGATACTTACTATATGCTCACGGAGGAATAAGTCTATGATCAAGTTAGGAAATAAAGAAATCTCTGCTATCAGGTTAGGAAGTAATGTGATTTCGGCAGTATATAAGGGAAGTGTTCTTATTTGGCAAGCTATCAGAAGCTGTTTTGGCAGTGGATGGTGGGTCAACGAGAAACCTTGGATTGATGATGAAACTTGGAAAAATTAATTATAAGATATGGCAACAGAAAAAATAGACAAGGAAATAACTGACCTCAATACCGATTGGGGAGGTTACTTGGGTAAATGGGTACAGAAGCTCATCAAGGATAACCTGATTTCCTTAAAAGATGGGAAGTTCGGTTATATTGATCAAGAGGTAGTGCCAGAGGGAAACAACTCGCACATCTATTGGAGGTTCTTTTCCGACGAGAATAGTTATCGTGAGTGGTATAATGACAAGGATAAGTATGCCGATAACGTCAAACAGTCGTATGACTTTGTTACCGCAAAGGCTGAACTCCAGTATATCCTGCGAACATCTATGGTAAAGAGACCTAATGATGTCATCGTAAAGGGAACAGAGTGTATTGCGACCATCAATTACAATAGTTACTACGGAGAGCCTTCCGAAAAGGATGAGACAAGCGGAACTCTTGTGGTATCAGTGAATGGTGTTGATATTCCGGAACTGAAACAGACACTTGAAGCTTCTGGTACGGCAACTGGCAACAATTATAATGTTGATCTGACCAACTATCTTGTGTCAGAAACGAACACTGTAAGGATTACTGTGGCTAATACGCACGGTCAAAGCAGAGCTTTCTCTCTCAGCATCAGAACGGTATCTATCAACCTCTCTTTTGATGCGAGTTATGTAGAGACTTCCGTAAGAGACGGAAAGTGGTCTTTGCGTGTGAATTGCCAGGGTGCGAATGCCACCGTCTATTGTAAGGTAAGCAATGGCAATGGTAGTGAAACCATGACTAAGACCATCAATAACTCATCTGGCGAGTTTATCATTGATTCGAAAGGTACTTATATCGCTGGTAAGCATGAAATCGAAGTATGGGCATCCAATTCAGAGTATGGCATCACAACAGAAAAGATACGAACTTCCTATATCAAGAAGGGTAATACCTCTGCTATTGCTATAGGAAAAGATGCTCCTGTATCTGCTATCCAGTATTCAACTATCCAAATACCTTACTATTTCTACCTTCCTGATGAGGAGATTGGCACTCAGATTACGGTAAACCTAAAGGTTCTTTATAACAATGGGACTGAGGAGGTACAGCTTACAGATCAGTTATGTGCCCTTGATGACAATCATACCTCTGGTACAACACCATTGAAGGCTACAATACCTTTAGACTTGAATGAGTATGCTCCAAAGATTAGCGTGGTGATTTCAGTAAGTGAGCTAAGTACTACCCACGACATTACCATCAAGAGTGTAGGAGTGACCTTGCAGCCTGTTGATGAGTGCAAGGTATATTACACCATGAAGGGTAGGACAAACCAAGACAAGGGCATTGAGAACTTGGAGAGCTACTATGAGGGAGTGAGGACTTCAAGGTTAGTGCGCTCAGATAACTTCAAGTTGAATGACTACAGTGGTTTTCTTGATGGTCAAGGTCTTACCATTGGTGCAGGAAAGACAGTCACATTGAAGGATTGGCAACCATTTGCAGAGAACTTTGGTGTCAGCGGAAGCAAGAAGGGAAGAACCGTCGAGATTGAGTTCGAGACAGGTATCTGTTCTGATGAGAATGCAGTTATCGTCGATTGCATGGATGATACAACTGGTTTCCGCATATACGCTAATAAAATCGAGGTAAGATGTTCTACGGATCGTGTGATAACTTACTATCCTGAGACTAAGCGAATAAAATTCTCTCTGTCTATTGATGGAACTACTACTCATACGGTCAACAATTTGGGTGGTGGTGATGCGACAGAGAAGGATGTGAACTTGGTCTATCTGTGTATCAATGGTGTATGTGTCAGAATGTTCGATTATTCTAACGCAAACTGGAAGCAGGGTACTCCGAAGGATATAGTCATAGGTTCTGCTATGGCAAAGGTCATCCTCTATTCGATAAGAGGATATGAGAAATCCATCAACCCTTATCAAGCCTTGGATAATTTTGCTTACGATACACCGGACGTTAACGATGTGTATGATAGCAACGGAATCTTTGACCATTACGGCAAGATAAACCTTGCCAAGCGCAATAACATTCTTAACAGTAGTGGTAATATCCATAACCCTGATGAGATTATCTCCTATGAGAAGGTGAAAAAGGCGTTACCTCAATCCCCTATCATCGTATGGAATATTGATAACTTGCCTTACAACAAGAACAATGATAATGTCCCAATTAACGGTACGACCTTTGAAAATCCGCTTTGGAACAAGGCTACAGATGGTTGGGCGCAAGCTCCATTCACCGTAGGCGCACACATGTTTAATGCTGATGGTACATCGTCTAATGGTTATCCTCTGCCATACAAGAATTTTGCTGAGATATTTGAAACTGGAAATGGCGAGTCTGTAAATATTACCGTGGGATTGGTTGGGGAAACAGAGAACCATACACTCTACTCCATTACCATTGGTGTGGAGACTGGTGAAAAAGAAATGGTTCATAAGGTGAACTTTGCTTCATCTGAAGGCATTGTCAATATTCATGCTATGAATATGTACCAGCAGATACTCCTTGCATGTGCTAAGAGTAACGAGTCTCTCTATACTGCCTATCAGAAGGAACAGGCAGACTTAGGTAAGGCTGTCACATACAGAAAGTCACTCAGCGGTTTCCCAGAAATAGGATTCCGAAGAACCTCAACAAGTGGAACTGCTGCGCCTACCTTCCTCAGCATATACAATTTCATCAACAACAAATATTCTGCGTCCTTCCTTGGCTTCCCTGCAAAGGACTACATGAAGGCTCAGATATGGGAGATAGATGAGAATGTCAATATGTTCAATCAGGAGGCTGGAGACTATAGCGTTGTTGGCGATTCGTTACAGAAGAGTGTACTGACTGGTATTCCGCTTTACTATGCGAGAGTACCTAAAAAATCGCCTACCAATAAAGCAAATAAGCTTGGTGTGGCAAAGAAAACTACGGATAACATCGACGCTACCAATCAGGAGCTTGCGGTCATCAAGCGTTTCCATAACTGGGTAGTTTCCACTAATGTTCTCCTTGCCGAGAGATACAAGCGTGAGCATGGCGATTATGCAACACTTCCTGCTCCAGTCGTTTATAATGGAACGACTTATGAGAAGGATAATCCTGTATATAAACGTGCGAAGTTTACAGCGGAAGCAAGTACATACCTGAGACTTGATAGTGCGATATTCTATTTCAACTTTTGTCAATGGATTATCGGTATGGATTCGATGGATAAGAATATGAGCTTGGCATTTGATTCAATAACTTGGAATGAAGAATAATTATGGCAAAGACAGTAAAAGAAGCTAAGGCTGATGTATTTTTGAGGGACACGGACAGCCAGTCCCTTTTCAATAATTCGGGTGTGTTATCATTCAGATACTACCATGAGTGGAATGACTGTTACAATCCGGCAACAGATGAGACTGTACAGATTAACGGAGAGGTCTATGATGAGACAACGAACTCATATAGACCGAATTGTCCAGAAGGTTTCAATCCTGTATTTAATGGCAGACTGTCTGCCTTGTGGGATAATATTGTAAATTGCTTCCCTAACGAGGTGGAAGCCATGTATAAATCGATGAGAGGAAATGGTCTTACTTATCAAGACATGCTCACGAAGTATAAGGACTTCTGGAAGTGTTGGTGCGAGAATCTGTATAATGCAGATGCCTTCGGATACGCAAACACCAATAACTTTACGAAGGCATACGGTGACAAGGTGCAAGTGACGGACTACTTCTTTGGTAAGCGCCAGAGATACCTTGATAGTAAGTATCATTGTGGCTCGTCTGTTAGCAATAACCTTCGTCTGCGTTTGTACGAAGATGGTAGGGGCTTTGCCATCAAGCATTACCAAGCCATCTATTGTAGCTTGCAGTGGGGTGCAAACAACTTTGATGATCATCGTAATATCAAACCAGGCACTTATTCGTATATGCCGTTCAAGTTTTCCAACCCGCAGGATGCGACTTTCGATATTGATGATGCAGACCTCATCACAGAGTTATCAACCTACGCAAGAGGTAGTAATGGAAATTACACCATCTATGGCTTGGAAGGTCTTGGTGACTTTAAGTTTGACCTCAATATGGGCTTATTGAAAAGACTTACAAAGTTCGTGATGAACTATACCGCATCCAAGCCAAACACAAGAGAGGCAGGACTGAATTTTGACCTCAGCAAAATGGGTATGCTGAGACAGGTGATTGTCAGGAACGTGAAGAACCTGAAAAAGAGTATCGTCTTATCCTCTGACCTCTTGGAGGAGATTGACTTTACCAATACTCCTATTATAGGTGTAACGACACCTCCTACAGATATGCTCACCAAGCTGGTATTGCCTGCCACCATTACTGAGTTGCGTCTCAAGGGTTATACTAATTTATCATCTGACAGGATGACAATAGGCTCCTATGCTAATATTAAGCATTTGGAGTTTGAAGATTGCCCTAAATTGGATAGCTATGCCATTTGCAAGGCTTGTTTTGATGCTAACAGCCCTTTTGAGGAAGCAACCGTTAAGGGTGTGAACTGGTCGGTAGATAACATGAAGTTCCTGATGTGGCTTGCCGACAAGGGTGTGAAATTACAGGGAAAGATTACATGTACAGCTAACGTTACAATGGACCAGAAGCTAAAGATGCTGAAAGCTTGGGGAAAGATTGATAACGAGGGTAACAGTCTTTATATCTCTTATGAGAAGGTCGCTATTCAGCGTGTGTCAATCGTCGGAAAGAGAAACTTCGGTGCAAAAGGAGATTACTCCTTAACGCTAAAAACTTTCCCAACTACAGGTAATGATTTCATCTCTGCAAGGTGGAGTATAAGCGAGAATAGTTTTGCTACAATAGAGGAAGATACTGGTGTCATACATGTCAGCAAAGTCGGGTCTAAGGAGAATGATGATAAGGCTACGGTATATCTGGAAGTTGAGTTGTCAGGCGGAAATACACTTAGCGCAGAGAATGAGGTCTATTTCTATGCCTATCAAGCACAGCTTGGAGACTATATCTTTGCCGATGGAACTTACGGTAGCGACCTGAGTTTTTCTGACTCTACTCCTATCGGTGTCATCTTCTATATCGAACCAAAGGAGCGCAAATGGGCGATTGCGGTAGCTTTAAAGGACTATGGTCAGAGAGTATGGGGTCTCTATAACAGTACCGATGCGAATAGTGGTATGAATGGCATCAAGTTAGGCAGTAACTCTATCTACGATGTATATAATCTACCATTGTTGCAGGAGTACAATAACAATGTGAATGTATCTGACTCCACGATGCGTGACGAGAGTAATACGGCTAATGACGGGTTCAAGGAATATACTGTCTTGAATACCATCAGTGATATCGGTTTTGAGAAAATCACGCAGAGTATGTGGGACACCAGCGTAGGTCATACTACTCTCAGTGAGTACTTTAACCGTGTAGGATTGAAAGTGAACGACATGGTTGCTCGTGGTCTGCTCAACACCCTCAAGATTATTGCTCACAGAGACTACATCTTGCAGGATACCAACGTAAATCTGCCTATCCCGAAGGCGACACCTACGCAAACTCTTGCAGAGAGTCTCAGCCAGTGTATCAATAGCGTACAAGTATCGCATAATAATGCGCAGAAGTACCAGCAGTACTACTATCCAGCCGCAAGCTATTGTAATGCTTATGTTCCTTCACTCGACAGCGGTGATCATCTTGTAGAAAAGTTTGGAGAGGGCAGATGGTTCCAGATGTCCTGCGGAGAAATGGCAAGATGCTCTTGGTATGCGATGAAGGGATACAATCTCGGTGTTGCAAATAATATCTTTGCGCAGGCGAAGGCAGATTTACGCTTCGAGGTATTCTCAAACGCCTATTATTGGCTGTCTTCAGAGGCTGGTGAGATATATTCTTGGAATATCAATCCTGTTAGCGGGCAGATCACCACCTCCTACGGTTTAAAGAACCGCGAATCTAAAGTGAGGGCGGCGGTCGCATTCAAGCTTTAGGCTTGTGAATCCTTACTGGTTTTAATCAATAAGATTAAAAAAGTTTTTGTATTAAATGTCAATTAATAAAAATAGAAATTTATGGATAATGAGTTTATGCATGAGTCGCAGGATATTGAGATAACTTATGACTGCGGCAGATTTGTTGTTAGCGTAAAGGTTGGCATGGGAAGCGAGGATATGGTCACGTTACCCGTAGCCGTATGGAACTATGGAGCAATAGTCTCAGCCCTCATCAGATATAAGTACTCAGAAAGTGAGGTAGAGGCAATAGTCAGCAACTCTCTTATGCTTATGCAGAATCCTTCAAGTGTAAGTGAGGAGGAATCCAATGAGAAGATGAATGAGTTCAATGAATTTCAAGAGTACAGAGAGAAGTGCAAGGCAAGAGCCAAAGAACTTCTCGCTATCGGTGAGACAATGGGACTAAAGGAAATATAGTCCTGTGTATTGTATGATAAGAAATATATTAAAAGTAAACAAGCGAGACTGGATTGGTCTTGCTTGTTGGCTGCTTATCAGTATATTGGTAGGTCTGCTTGCTTTGCCAGTAATGGTAGGTAGAGAGATATACCAATATAAGCACTATCACTTGGCAAAGTTTGAGTGGGAAGATATTGTGAGGTATTCCGTAGTAATCTTACTCGGTAGTATTATTAATTACTTAATTTTAGATTCATTATTATGAGACAGATAAAAAGAATTTTCGTTCATTGTACCGCTTCTTCTCAGAAGTGGGGAGTAAAGGAACTGTTGGCAGAGTTTAAGGCAAAGGGTTGGAGAAATCCAGGCTATCACAAGGTGGTAACTGAAGATGGTGTTGTGCATCAGTTGTTAGACATCAGCAAGGTTAGTAACGGCGTGCAGGGCTACAACTCTACTGCTATCAATATTGCATACGTGGGCGGCATTGATAGCAAAGGTAAGCCTATCGACAACAGAACGGAGGCTCAGAAGGTAGCTCTAAGGTCGTTGCTTGTAGAGTTGCATCGCCAATATCCTCACGCAACCATCATGGGGCACAGGGATATTTGGGGTAGCGACCCAAGAAAATGGAAGAAATGGTGTCCTTGTTACGACGCAAAATCGGAATATAATGATATAGGGCTCATCAAACACTGATATACGAAGAATTTGCTTACAGATTGTTACTTTTACAAAACTTAACTTTAAAATTTTGCTCAAATCAATTCGTTTTGAGCAAAAAATTGTAATTTTGTCAAAAAACGTAGAACAATTAACAAAAGGAGGTTTTTCATGACACAAGAACAAGAACAAGAAGTCCAACGGTTGATAAAGGATATAGATGTTACTGAACTGATGTCCTTGCTGATGAAACACGGAAATCGGTATAGCAGAAGGATATTGAAGTTCTTTCGC